GAAGTGCAAGGCCGCCCAGTGCTCCCAACCTACCAAAGTGCAGAAGAGACTTTTGATTGGTTGGTCAAGCACCTTGATGATCTTGGTGTTGTTGCAGAACTCGATGCCATCGCGTTGCAAATGATAAGCGATGCGTGGGAGGACTACTGCGCAAGCCGAGCGGTCATCAAAAGATTAGGCCCAACCTATGCAACCACCACAGCCCAAGGTGATGAGATGCATCGACCTCGGCCCGAGCTTGCAATGATGAACGGTGCTTGGGATAGAATAAAAAAGATGCTCCCCGAGTTTGGACTCACCGCAGCAGCAAGAGCCAAGTTAAGCACACCCGAGCGCTTGGATAGTTTAGAAGATTTATTAGGAGAATAACAAAAAAACAAAATGGAAATAAACACAATACACAACAGCGACTGGATGAACAACGGACTACCTGACCAATCCGTTGACTTAATAATTGCAGACCCACCATACTTTGAGATTCTTGGAGACTTTGACTTTATATGGGACTCCTTTGATGACTACCTTAAAGATGTAGAAAAGTGGGCAATTGAATGCAAGAGGGTGCTTAAAGACAACGGCACCTTATTTTGGTATGGCGATGACAAGCGCATTGCCTATGCTCAAATCATATTCGATAAGCACTTCAATCTACTCAACAACTTGGTATGGCATAAAGGCGAGAACTTTATGGGCTTGAACAAAAGTGATGGGCTGCGTTCTTTTGCGCCTTGTACTGAGCGCATATTGATGTACGATAAAGGCGAAGATAAAAGCGGTTTGTATATGATATTCGCAAACCCTGAACTCTTTATGCCCATCAAGAAGTATTTTGATGACGAGCACGACAAGACCGGCCTAACACTAAAGCAAATGTGTGATGCCTATGGATCAACTTGCAGTCACTTCTTTGGATACTCAAAAAGAAACAAGGAGCAGTTTCACTTTCCAATTGAAAAGAGATACGAAGCTCTTCAAACCACTGGATATTTTCAAAGGCCATATAAAGAATTGAGAGAAGAGTTCGAGGATTTAAGGTCAGAGTATGAAGGAATAAAAGAAGGGTATAATGATATGAGGCGCCCATTCAGCAACTTCCTCGATCTTAATGAGGTGATGAGGTTTAACAATGAATCCTCTCTTCATACTGAATACAAACACCCAACAAGAAAGCCAACAAAACTAACCCGCGCTTTAATGTTGACTTGTTCCAAGACAGATGCTTTGGTTTTGGTTCCGTTTGCTGGTAGTGGAACGGAGTGCGCAATGGCGCAAAAAGAGAATCGCAACTTTATAGGTTTTGAGATAGACGAGAAATATCACGAGGTTGCAATGAATAGATTAAAGCACCAGCAAGAGAAGAGCAAACAACAAAGCCTTTTTTAATATGTACGACAGCAACAAAGCAGATAAGGTCATCAGATTTATAGAAAAGGTCTGCACCCACGTTAAAGGTGACTTAGCAAATAAGCCATTCATATTAGAGGAGTGGCAAATAGAATACATCCGCCAACTCTTTGGTACGGTGAACGAAGATGGGACACGGCAGTACCGCACCTCTTTTGTGTTCATCCCCCGTAAGAATGGAAAGAGTAACCTACTCGCTGCAATTGGTTTGGCTTTACTATTCGTAGAGAAAGAGCCAGGAGCGGAAATATATGTGTGCGCCTCATCGCGCGACCAAGCAAACGCAATCTATGACGTATGTAAGCAAATGGTTCGGAATCAACCTGTACTTGAGCGCGCTTGTAAGGTGTACCGCAACTCAATTGTGCTCAACGGCACCAACTCATTCCTTAAAGCGGTAGCTGCGGATGCTGGTGTTTTGCACGGGAGCAATGCGAGTGCGGTACTGTATGATGAGGTGCACACTGCTAAAAACCGCGAGCTGTGGGATGTGATGGCTACCTCTATGGGTGCACGTTCCCAGCCGCTTATGTTTGGCATCTCTACTGCGGGACTCTTTGATCCTAATAGCGTTTGCTATGAGCTTTATGATTATGGGAAGAAGGTGCGCAGCGGAATCATTGAGGACAGCACTTTCTTGCCACTTATATATGAGGCTACCCTTGATGATGATATCCATAGTGAGGAGACGTGGCGCAAGGCAAACCCCAACTTTGATGTGAGCATCAAGCCCGAATACTTTAGAAAGATGAGCCAAGAGGCAAAGAGCCTACCCTCAAGTGAGATTGCATTTAGGCAGTTGCACCTCAATCAATGGGTGAATAGTTTAAGTGGCTGGATATCTGATGATGAGTGGATGAAGAGCGCGGGCAGTGTACACTTAGAAGAGTTAAAGGGACGGCCTTGTTATGGTGGCTTGGATTTAGCAGCCGTTGAGGATGTTACTGCTTTTGTTTTAATATTCCCTTGGGATGATGGCAGTATCAAGGTGTTGCCTTATCTCTTTGTAAGTGAGGCCGCCGTGGAGCGCAGAAGGGTGCAAACGGGTGGATCGTACGACAGCTTTGTATCTAAAGGTGAGCTTATTGTTACCGATGGGAACAGCACTGACTACAGCGTTATCAAGCAGAAGATACTGGAGGCTGCTGATGTGTTTGATGTGCAGAGCATTGCTTTTGATAGATGGAACTCCAACTCTTTGGTACAGCAGCTCGTAGATGAGGGTATTGATATGGACCCGTTCGGCCAAGGCTTTGTATCTATGAGTGGCCCCATCAAGAATGCAGAGGTATTGATTAAGAAGGCAGCATTGCACCACGGTGGTCACTCTATGCTCCGTTGGATGGTAGGGAATGTTGTGGTGAAGAAAGATGATGCTGAGAACGTGAAGTTCTCTAAAGCAAAAGCGGGGGATAAAATAGATGGCGTTGTTGCAATGATTATGGCGCTGGGTGAAAAGATGACCGTTGAGAACTCTGATGTGTCGAAAGTCAGCACTTATGAAAGTCAAGAAATACGATTCTTATGACCATAGATGAAGCGAAAAAGGTTGGGTTGTTGCTCTTCGATGTGCCAGGATTGTCTCCTTTTTTAAGACACGAGGGAGGGAATAACTACTCCGTTGAACTCATTTTTGAGGGTAAAAGCTATACGATACAAAAAGAGCGTTATTAACATTTACCTGTTAATTTTCTTTTTGTTCCTCCTATATATAGGGAAAAAAATAAAAAAATAAAGGTATTTGTCTTTGTATTTATTTCCCTACGGGTGCATAGCTCCCCCCGTAGGTAAATAGATACTTGCATCTTTGACAAACGCTGGGGCATTTGTTTCGTATTTATTTTTTTGTATATTTAGAGGACAACAACAAAACTCTTGATTATGAAAAAAATGAATTTAGCTATTGGCGATTACTTGCTATCCAAAAGATTTGGGTGGCAGTACAAGATCATCAGCATCAGAAATGGTGTTGCAGTTCTACAAGATATCGTGCGTGAGAATGTTCGCGTAAGATTTACACTATTGGCCTTGCGCAATAGGATTGAAATAGATAGCTTTGCTCACTCACCGCATCCGTTTTAGTATTGGTTTTGGTTTATTAATTTCTATTTGGTTCTTAGCGGTGCAAACCTCCTCATTGATTTGAGGGGGTTTTTTTATTCCCATTTAGCGATACTTATATTTGGTGATGTAATTACAAAGTACACACTACTTTATGGCCGAGAATCAAAATCTATTTGGGCGCATCTTAGGAGCATTCCGCTCTTCGCCTAATAACCCTTCAACATCATTAGCGAATCCCGCTTCTTGGATGTTTGACGGCGCGGCCTCAAAAACCGGTATTGCAATCACGGAAGATAGCGCTATGCGCCTCTCTGCTGTATTTGGTGCCGTTCGTGTTATTTCCGAGACTATTGCATCGCTTCCGTGGGAGGTGAAGCAAGATGCTGGCGATAGCACCCGCAGCGCATCAGCACACCCAATCAACAAGCTCATACATCACCCTAATGGGATGATGACGGACTTTAACTTTAGAGAAGTTTGTCAAGCGCACCTTTGTTTGCACGGTAATGCTTTTATAGCGATTCGCAGAAACGAAGCGGGCCAGCCCGTTAAATTGATTCCAGTACACCCCGACCGCGTTGAGGTTAAGGTATACAAGGATGAGAAGTTCTACAACATCGACCAAGGCAAAGAGACTTTTGATGATACTGAGATGATACACATTTTAGGATTGTCTTTTGATGGTATTATTGGAAAGAGTGTAATAGAGGCAGCACGAGAAAGCATAGGCCTTGGTTTGGCTGCTGACCAGTTCGGCGGTTCATTCTTTGGTAATGGCGCAAACGTAAGTGCGGTGCTCACACACCCTGGCCGTCTCTCCGATGAAGCCTACAAGCGTTTAATGGCTTCTTGGCAACGTAGGTACAGCGGTCTTGACAACGCGCATAAGACAGCTATATTGGAAGAAGGAATGAACTTGCAAAAGGTCAGCATCTCACCACAAGAATCGCAGTTCTTAGAAACGCGCAAATTTGGAGTAGAAGACATTGCAAGATTCTTCCGTATCCCATTGGCTTATCTTGGATCATTAGAGAACTCAAGCACAAGAGCAAACATTGAGGAGCAAGGCATTCAGTTCCAGCGCAACACTATCCTACCGTGGGTAAAGCGTTGGGAGGCAGAGTTTAACCGCAAGCTATTCCCTGGTCAAGAAGACTACTTTATCCGTATGAATATGGATGGGCTGCTTCGCGGTGATATCTCAAGCAGATACTCAAGCTATGCTACTGCAAGACAATGGGGCTGGTTGAGTGTTAATGATATACGCAAACACGAGAGCCTTGACCCAATTGATGGCGGAGACATATACTTGCAACCTATGAATATGGTTGAGGCGGGAACTGATAACGCTGCTGAGTAATGCCATACAATGACTATCCAAAGGCAGCAAGTGAAAATGCACAACGTGCTTTAGACTTCCGCGAGGAGAATGGTACGGATTGTGGTACACCCGTTGGATGGGCAAGAGCAAACCAACTCGCGGGTAAAGAAACCATCAGCGATGAAACACTTGTAAGGACTTACAGCTTTTTGAGTAGAGCGAAGACCTACGACCAAGGCAAGTTCACTGATGAGGACGGCAAAGAGATTTGCGGTTCTATTATGTATGCAGCTTGGGGCGGTGATGAGATGCTGCGCTGGGCAGAAAGAACAATAGAAACGATGGAAGAAAATAAAAACGAGCGCCACATCAAGTCCGTTGTTGAGACTGATGAGGAAATTGTCATCACATTCGGTAAGGGTGAGATGGAAGAGGCTGGCTATAAAGATGAGGAGCGTGCAGAACCTGATGCATTGAGCGTAGGTGATTTTGTACGTTGGAACACAAGCGGCGGAAGCGCCTACGGTGTTATCATTCAAATCGAAAGAGATGGAGAAATCGAGGCAGATAGTGGCTTTAAGGTCAATGGCACTGCTGATGATCCAGCGGCACTCATTAGAATATACCGCTACTCTTCGGAAGAGGAAGCCTACATCGAGCGCAAACCGGCGCTTAATGTCGCGCACCGCTTCTCTACTTTAGAGAAGTTTGATGCTGAGGTGCGTAGCCACAAGGCCATCATTGAGAAGCGTGAGTTCCGTATGGAGAGCGCTGAGTACGAAGGTGAAACCATTAGAGGCTATGCTGCTGTTTACAACAGCGACAGCGAATGGATGGGAGGCTTCTACGAGCAGATTGCAAAGGGAGCCTTTGATGATGTAATGGATAACGATACACGCGCTTATTTCAATCACGATGAGAATTTATTACTTGGTAGAGTGTCCAGCGGAACCTTACGCCTTAGTAGTGATGAGCGAGGACTCTACTACGAGGTTGACCTACCGAATACTTCATACGCAAAAGATTTGGTTGAATTGATGAAGAGAGGCGATGTGAATCAAAGTTCATTCGCCTTCTTGATTGAGAGCGACCGCTGGGAAGAGCGTGATGGAAAGACTTATAGAATAATAGAAAAAGTATCAAGGCTTCTTGATGTATCGCCAGTTGCGCAACCCGCGTACCCCGATGCAACAAGTGAGCTAATGATGAGAAAAGATACACCTGAATCAGAGGGTGCTGAAGTTGAGGCGAAAGCTGAGGTTGAAGAAATGTCTGATATTGAAATCTTTGAATATAAACTCAAACTTTTAAAACTCGATTAAGATGAAAAACATCGAATTAAGAGGACGTCGTGCGCAGCTCATCAAAGATGCTGATGCAATTGTAGCTGGTGCACACGCTGAAAGTCGCTCTATGACGGGCGAAGAAAAAACAAAGTTTGAAGCTATCGAAGCAGATGCTCGTGGCCTCAAGCAAGAAATTGAAATCATCGAGCGTAACGCTGAGATGAAAAAAGAGATCGCTTCTATCGAAGGCGAAGCTCGTGCTGCTGCTCCTAAAGCAAACGCATCTGCTGCATTCTCTAAATACCTACGTCACGGCTTTGGTTCATTGTCTGCTGAAGAGCGCTCAATGGTACAAAAGCGTGGTACTGCAACTCAAGTTGCTGGTACTGATAGCTTAGGTGGTTTCTTAGTACCTCAAGAGTTCAGCAATGAGCTTGATGTTGCTACTGCCTTCACTGGCGAGGTAGAGCGTTTGGCTAAGAAGTTGAACACTGCTTCAGGTGGTTTGTTGGATTACCCAACAATCAACGATACTGCAACTGATGCTGGCTTAACTGCTGAAGCTGCTGCTGTAACGGTACAAGATATGACCTTTGGTAACAAGCAACTTTCTGCTTACAACTACAGCTCATTGGTAAAAGTATCTCAGCAATTGTTGCAAGACTCTGCTTTCGACTTGAACGCGTTCTTGGTTGAAGCTATGGGTGAGCGTATCTCTCGCGCGACAAACGCGGCTTTTACTACTGGTTCTGGTTCTTCTCAGCCTCAAGGTTTGGTTACTGGTTCAGCTTTGGGTAACACTTGTGCTGGAGCAAATGCAATCACTGCGGATGACCTGTTAGACCTTATCTACAGCGTAGATGCTTCTTATCGCAACAAGCCTGGCTTCGGTCTTATGGCTCACGATAACGTTATCGCTGCTGTTCGTGCTTTAGGCCTGGGCGCTGCTAATGATTTCCCGATTTTCATTCCTTCAATGGAAGCTGGGCAGCCTGACCGTATCTTCGGAATTCCAGTTTATGTGAATAACGATATGGAATCAGCTATCTCAACTGGTAAGAAAACAATGATTGCTGCTGACTTCAGCAAGTTTGTTGTTCGTAATG